TTCCGCATATCCGTATCGTGGCTGAAATAACTGAATTTCTCGTTAAATTCCATAGTGTCAGTGATATTATAGAGTTGCGACAATGGACTTGCGCAGCTTCTCGTTCCGTGAGTTCCACTCGAAACTGCGTATCATCCACTGCTTATAGTCTCGTGGAATGTCGGCGATGCGGTCGCCCTTGTATTTGCCGAAAGGCATAATAAGGATAGGCGCGGCGGCTCTCGCGTCAACAGCCCGCGCATCCTCTCTCGTGTAGTTGCCGATGTCGTGTATCGGTATGCCCGACAACAGCCGACCACCCGACCCGAACATACGCCACATACGCCCCTGTTCAAAGGTTATGTCCTCGACACGCCCAAAGCGGCTTACGTTGCCGCCGAGGTCTATGATAAGAGCGTCTTTTTTATTTGCGTCAATGCGTGTGGCGCGTCCGATAATCTGATAATAAAGGGCGATGGATGCCGTGCTTATCCCAAGGCAGATGCAGTCGATGCCTGTGTAATCGAAGCCTGTCGATAGCACCCTCACGTTGAAGATGACACGGATTTCGCCGTTTCTGAAACGCCGTATAACCTCCTCGCGCTCCGCCTTGTTCATATCGCCGTAGATGACGGCGGAGTTGGGGTATTGGGCGGCGAGTGTCTGTGCGTCACTGACAGACGGCGCAAAGGCGAGGATGTGCTTGCGTTCTGGGTGGCGGTCTATCGCGTCAATGATTGACTGCATGCCTCCGTTGGCTTCATAGGCGAGCTGTACGCTCTCCTCCGTGTATTCCGACTTCGAGGTGTTGAACACGAGTTTGCTGCCGTCAAAGGCAGGGGCTTCATACACTAGCCTGCTCCAATAGCCGAGCCGCACCATTTCGCTGACCTGCCCGACGTGAATTATCTCCTTGAAGAAATTGCCTTTCTTGCTGCGCGATGTCAGCATAACGAGTTTCGAGAACGTGTTGCCCTCTCTGTCACGGTTCGTCTGCAATTTCACGGGTGTTGCCGTTATTCCCAACACGTGCGTTATGCCGCTGTCTTTAAGGAACGTCCCAAGCATACTGTCCGCTTCGCGTGGGAAAAGGTGCGCTTCGTCTATCAGCATCTTTGTGAAGCCCATAGCCTTAAACTTAGCCCCAAGACTTTTAATTGAGCCGATAGTGGCATAAGTTATCTGTGCGATGTCCTTTCGCCCGAAACTCGCGCTGTAAATGCCCGCGTTTAAGCCGAAGTCGCCACACAGATTGACGTATTTCAGATAGTTCTGTTCAAGCAGCTCCTTTGACGGCTGCAAGACTATCATCCTGTCTGTGCAGTTCTTGGCAACGTATGCGGTCAGTATCGACTTGCCCCAAGCGGTCGGCAAGACTATCAATGACGGCTTGGGGTTCGCTTCACGGAAGAACTCAACGGCTTTCCGTATCGGCTCTGTCTGATTTTCTCTTAACGTAATCATTGCTGTTACTCTGATTAAGGAAAAAGCACGTCCTTAGGACTAACCACGCATAACAGCTTGCGCTTGAAACCGTTTCCGTGTTCCAATCCATAGACGGTGCTTGTTGTTTGGTCTGATGTCATTTATTCGGTTATCTGTCGGCTTACTCTGTAAGCACATCATCGGCAAAAAAATAACGCCCTTAACGATCAGACAGAGCGGACTGTGGAAGCGGCTGTCTCGCTTCCAACTTCCGCAGGAGGTTTTGAGCCATCCTGCGCGTGTTGTATGACTTGGTGTCGGTGGGTTGCAGGAGGTCTATCATAATACCGAGGTATTTCTTGATGTAGTCCATCTGCTGGTTGCTGACCGTGTACATACTTCCGTGTCCTCTCTGTCCTATATAAGTGATTTTTATTTCAGCAGGAAACGCCTTGCGCCCTGTGTCGTGGTAAGGTATTGCTTTGCCATTTCGGGGTGGTCGGCTTGGAATGCCTTGGCGTTGAACCGCTCGCTTGGCTTGGGAGCTTTCCAAGTGGCTATCGTCTGACCACCGTAGCTGATAGCCTCGGCATCGGCAAAGCACATCTTGATTTTCGCTTCAAGCTCCTCTTTCCGCTCGTCAAGCCGCGCCATCTCCTCTTTAAGGGCTTTGAGGTCGTTGCAGGCAGTAAATATCTCATCGCTGACCTCCACGACCTTGCCGTCCGTGTGTCTGTTATAACGCAGCAGCACATCCTCCACGGATTGAGCCTGTGGCTCTGTGCCGCCCTGTATGTTGTCAGTCCAAAAGCGCGTCACTTCCTCTTCTATCCATTGGAAGAAATCGGGGACGAAAGCGAGGTCTTTATACCCGAACTCCCTGCCCGATGACAGCCAAGCGAGACTTGCCTGTTGCATCTCCGCCACGCCGAGCTGATACTGCACTTGACAGAACCAGTGCTTGGGGAGGTCATCTGCGTCAATGCGCATCTGTGTGGTCTTGCATTCGAGAATGCCCTTGTTCTTGTCGTTGTGTTTCTCTCCCGACAGCCAATAGGTGCGGTCGGGGCTGACACGCATATAAGGCTTGTCGGCGTTCACGGCGAGCCAATCTATCGCGCTGCGCTTGATGATTTCCCTGCCCGTCTCGTCACTGAAAAAGCGCGACACGGCATCTTCGAGATAATGACCTGCCCGCATGGCAAAGCTCTCTTCCTTTGGCGCGTCAAGCCCTTTCTTTCTCCTCCATAACTGATACGGAGTTTCCCATGGATTAAGTCCGAGGATTGTTGCGACCTCTGATGACCCGATGCCCTGTTCTCGGTATTGCAGCCATTCGTTGCGGTCTTTGGGTCTGATGATTGTTACACTCATAAAATAAACTGTTTGTTTGGGTTGTAAAAAGGCGCGAGAGGGTCGAACCCCTCTCGCTGTTATGTCACTTACGGATTAGATAGAAGTCAGCCCACAGAGCCGCAAATTGCCGTCCGCAGTAGTCGGCTAACGCTTCGCTCTTTAAGCAAAGGCGAGAGCCGACGTCCGCAGTCGCAGGCGAGGGAGCGCCATACGAGTCCGCATAAGCGAAGCCCGCAAATTCGCCAACGTATTCGCTCTGTATCATTATCAGAGAGTGGTCGCGTTTCCACTCCTCGGTCTTCTCTGACAGCTCGCTATCCGTCCATAGGAGAAACCACGGATACCAACGCTCCTCGTCTTCCGTGAACTGCGGTTGCCAACCCTCATTCAAGGCGGCACAGATGATGCGGAGTTTCTGATACGCCACCTCATCGGGCATATCAAGTCTTGCGTTGTCCCATTGTTCCGTTACGGCTTGCTCTGTCAGCCCTAACTCTTCGCAAGCGTCCTCAAAGGTCTTTACTCGCTCCATGATAGGGCGTTGCTTCCTTTCGTCCGTAAAGCAGATGTCGGGGAACAGAGTTTCCAACATTAGCTTCCCGTTGTCATCTGCTCCGTTATAGGCTTTGATGACGTTTTGTTTCTGTATTTCCATTGCTGTTAATTGTTAGGTTCGTTCTTTATCTCGCCTGTTTCCGTGTCAACGGTCACGGTCTTGGCTTCGGCGGTCGCCGCCGTCTCTGACTGCTTGCCGCCCTGTGTGTCAGATGTAACGGCTTGTGCCATTGCTCCCTCCACACGCTTCTTTGCGGCTTCGCTCTTGCTCTTCGCCTCGGCAGCGATTTTGTTGCTGTCGGCGGTGTTGGCTTTGAACGTTTCCTTAACGGTAGTTGTTCCCTCCTTTATGGCATTGGCGAGCCCCCTTAACTCGAAGACCATTTCCGTGTCTATCTGGTCAAGGCTCTTCACGCCGCAATAGGCAAACAGCTCCGACTGCGTTACGCCAATCTGTGCGAAGTAACCGACAAGGCGTTGGCGGCGCGTCTCAAGGTCTATGGACTGACCGAGGGCGACCGCCCTAACCTCGTTGATGACTTTCTTTGTTACCGCCTTGGGCACAACCTTTAAGACAGCGTTACGGAAAGCAATGGCACTTGCGGCGTTGCCTGTCACGACTTGCATATCCTCGGAATACGTCTTGCCGTATTTGTCGGTTATGCGCCGCTTGGTCTCGACAGAGACGGCAAGGTTTGTCTCAA